TGTGCAAGCAATTCACTTGTGCTAATCCAAATGGAAAAGTTAGTAACAGAGATTGTCCAGAAAGCAATCCATATTGCAACTGTCCAGCACAAGAGCACATGCCAATGGAAAAAGAACCAACATATCTAGAACTGTATCAACTATACAATGAGCTCAGAGAATGTAAGTTGGTAGAAGAGTATCTTGGAGAAGATTATCTCGGTTGTATATGGATTGATCCAAATAATCCATGCAGCTGTAATTGCCCAGAGATAGGAGAGAAGTTTGGAGAGTATCTAGAATACACTAAGACTTATGCAACTTTCTGGGACACACCAAAGAACACTCCATTGGTCAGAAATGCATTGATTTCTCAGTTTATGTCTCAACAAGTGACTATATCAATTGTACCGAATAGGAACATAAAGGTTGGAGATATCATTAAGATAAATCACAAATCAATTCTAAAACCAGAAGAAATAGAAGATGAATATATTGAATCGAAGAGATTCGACGGGTATTGGATGGTTTCAGAAATTAGGCATAGATTTGATAAAGAATCTATTCAATATATGCAATTAACTCTAAATAGAGATACATTACCAAGGGAACCAAATAGATGAGCACAAATCCAGTAATTATCAAAAATCTATTTTCTGATATTCCTATGTTTTTCACCAAGAATTCATTTACCAATGATTTAAATGTGAAGAAAGATTTGACATCTATAAGAGAATCAGTAAAAAATGTTATATTGACAAATATAGGAGAGAGAGGTTTTGATTACAAATTTGGTGGAAATATTTACTCTCTCATGTTTGAAAATATAGAACCAGTCGAACTGTATGGTTTTAAATTTCAATTGGCAAATATGGTCAAAATGTACGAACCAAGGGTGAATATAAATCAAATAGATATAACTTTTGGCACAACAGACATAGATATGATTATAGAGTATTCAATTGCAGCTTTGAACACTAAAGACAAGATAACGATAAAACTTGAAAGGTCCCGTTGATGGCAACGAATGAGAACATTCCACCAACTCTAGGTAGTCTAGATTTTAATGAAATAAAAAATAGCTTAATAGACTATTTGAGAAATCAAAACATAATCAAAGACTACAATTATGAGGGATCGGTAATACGAACCCTTATAGATTTACTAGCATACAATACATTTTACTATGCATATTACACCAATATGATTGCGAGTGAAATGTTTTTAGACTCTGCTCAAAGAGTAGAATCTGTTGTTTCTCTTGTAAAACCATTGGGTTATACTGTATCTGGTAAAAAGTCTGCAAGAGCAAGAGTTACATTAACTGGTTTATTAGAAGTACCAAATAATATTATACCAAAACATTCTATTTTTTATGCAGTGAATAACGATGGAATATCTTTTATATTCAGAAATCTTGAAGATGTTAATATTGCCGACAGTCAATGTGATGTTGATTTAGTCGAATGTAAGAATTTTGTATACGATGTCGCAGCAATACAATCTGTAGATTTAGCAACACAAAAATATTTCATAGCAAATACTGATATCGACATATCAACTCTTAAAATAGAGGTAAAATTACAAGGAGAAACTGATTTTTCTACTTGGAGGTTGGCAGGAAATATTGGTTCTCCTAGCGATATAGATCAAAAAATATATTTCATAGAGAGAACAGTAAATGGATTTGTTGTTCAATTTGGTTTAGAAAATGCACTGGGTATTTCTCTTACAGCAAATGATACGCTTAGAATAACATATGCAGTGTCTTCAGGAACAGATGGTAATGACTTGTTCTTATTCCGTTCATCACAGGTATATGGAACTGGTAACTTCAATCTTTCAATTGTACAACCATCTGCTGGTGGATTAAATGAACCAGATTTGAATCTAATTAAGTTCTTGGCCCCAAAATGGTTCTCTGCACAAGATAGAGCAGTAACAAAGAACGATTATGTTGCCATGATTATGGAAGCAGGATATGCAAATAATATAAATGACTTTGCAGTTTATGGTGGTGAAGAAGTATATCCTCCAAGATATGGTAGAGTTTTTATATCTCTAAATGAATCAAATCAGTCAGTAATTGATTCATTAATAAATTATTTAAGAGAAAAATCCGTGATAACCATATTCCCAGAATATGTTCAACCAGTAAATGTAAATGTAAATTACAAATATGCAATAAGATATGATAATCCAAATGCAACAGAAAATCAACGACAACAAATTTTGAATTCTGTTAAATCATATGTTCAGACAAAATATACAAAAACAAACTCTTTTAATATATCGTTAGACGCAGCAACCATAGCAGAAGATATCAATACTAACTTCTTACAATCAAAAATAACTGCAAATGCCAATGATTTTGAATTTTTCACATTAAAGATTATACAACCTTCAGATGGTCAAATTAATCTTAATCTTCAAAATGAAATTGGTGTCAATTTGGTAGACGATTTACAAATCACAACTGCATTCAAAAATATTGAAAATAGAAATATAATTCTATATCTAAAAACAACATATAATACAAATAGAAACAGATTTGTTAATATTATAGGCAGAGATGCATCAACAAATGTTGAATTACAAGGATATTTTGGAAAAATAAATATCAAGAATGGTGCAGTGGAAATACCTGCAATCGCAACAACACCATATACATTGACATTACCATTTGCTAAAAAATATTTTAGTTCTACAAACAATAATGTGGTAAATATATTCCAAACAGGAGTTGAAATACTTTGATATCCTCTGGAATCATCCAAAGTCCAAAAAATGTCAATCACCAGATTGAAGATTTTTTCAATTTACTAAGTTCATATGTGGAAACATCTCCAGATATAGAAACTTTGAATCCACAGGCAAGAGCATATATTCCTGCTGGTGTAGAACAGGTTTTGGATGGATTTCAGCCCAAAACTGGTTCATGTGGAAGATATTTTGATATAAGCAGATATGTGCCACTATGGGTGGTTTATGAGAAAAATGATAATCCAGATAAACAAAATGCAATAAGTGTTTTTGATTTTCTTCAAAAATATTATGATTGGCTATATTGCGACGAAACAGAAGGCGCACAGTATATGCTTTCTGAAAATCTATTAAACCTAATAGATATCGAAAAAACAAGACAAGAATTTTTCAATAGATTCATCTACACATATGTCAATGGACTAGGTAGTGATATTTTAGCAGAGAATGGTGGAACTGTTACCTCAGCATCTTTCGTTGACTTCATAAAAGGAATACGAAGAGAATTTTATCACAGAAAAACTACAATAGAAGGTATCCGTTATTTCTTCAAAACATTATTTGCAATTGATGATGAACAAATTTATGTCTATGAACCAAAGCAAAATATATTAAGACTAAATGGTGGAAGATTCACAAATGATAAATTTAAATTCATAGGTTCAACTGGTGATTATGCGAACACCAATAATCTAGCAGGATCATATTTAAATAATGCAAGATTTCACGATAATGATTGGATTCAAGAATATTCTTATTTGATATCAGTGGGAATAAGTGCTGATAAATATATTGAACCATATCTAAATTCTGCACATCCAACTGGACTACGAGTAGTTTTTGAAAGAAAAATTTCAGACTATGTTGGACCAGATGATGGATTCATTAGTGATCTCGTATGTGAATTTCCAAAACTAAAAAATTATACAGCTTACAGAATAAATACTGATTATATAACATCAATTGGAACAGCAGTAGACGGTTCAGATTTGTATGGATTGGATGTATGCAATGGATGTACTGGATATACAGGTTTCACGGGTCCAACATTCTATTTCCCAAATTGGTCTGCTAACATTTCTCAGACTAAGTTCAACGATATAAATATTTTTGATTTCTTCAATCTATGTCTAGAGTTGGGCGCAACAAGTCCAAATGAAGATTTAACTTGCACGGGCTGCTAATATGTCTATTAAATCAGAAAAAGTACAAAAATATATTTCAGAAATTGGAAGTAAGAGTCAAAAGTATCTATTACTTGGTACTGGTAGAACAACTATTTCTTCTAACGATAGTAATACATCTTCAATAAATTTATGGAAAGATTCGCAAATAACTTATCGAGTAGGAAAAAACGATGTTGTTGGAGTTATACCAAATGTAACATGGAGACAAAGTTTAGTCTTTACACCTTGGAGCTCGAGCACAGTAAATACTGGTTCTTTTTATGCTTATAACAAGACAAATGGGGTTGTATATCTTTGTCTATCAGATAATGAAAAGAATAGAAAAGATTTACGAGGACAAAGTGTTTCCTCAATAACACCAACACATACTATTGGTATTCAGCGTTATTCTGATGGATATGAGTGGTTGGCCTTATATAAAATAACACCATCTCTTCTTAGATTTGTATCTACATCTTGGATGCCAGTGATATCTTTGAATGATTTTGAATTTGATACTTCTATTACAAAATATTCGGAGTCTTTATCGTTCTGCACTGGTGAGACTGGCGCATGTGGAAACTGTGCTGTATATTTCAAAGAAAATTCTGAGATACCAGCATCAGTAACTACAAATGATGTGTATTATAAAGGTGATTTATTTTCCACTTTGTCAAATACAACTTGTGCCGATTGCTTTCATATGTTTTATGGTGATGATAATTTTATATCAAAATTCTATGGAAGTGAAACACCAGATTCAACAATAACAATACAAGATAAACTGGATGAAATTGGAGAATATGTTACCACGAATCAACTTGCACCAAGTTCTCCATATTATCAATTATATCAAATGGCAGTTAATAGTCCCGAAGATGGTGCTATGCTGTCATGCTTTATTGATTTATCACAATTCAGTGAAGCACAATTAACAGCAACACAAGCAAATCCAGAAGTAACCATTCTAACTGCAACAGGAACTGGTGCAAGAATACGATTAACAACACATATTAATAGAAGTGGTTCTCATGTTATAAATGGAATTGAATTACTCGAAAGAGGTTTAAACTATTATGACGCACAACTGAGTCTATCTGCATCTATATTACCATCAGTAGATGTTGACTTATTCTTATCTGCAATAGACCTGAATTTTGATAGAATTGATAGCATAGGTGTAGATCCAATATCCACTTTAGAATGTAAACATGTTTCAACCGATATAAGACTATCTACTGACGAATTGAGCAATAGCAACATAACAATTCCAGAACAAATTAATTTTTATGGTTTTGTTGATAATCCTTTATTAAAGACATCAGGTGGTGATATAGTTCCAGCTGGAAAAAACATAAGTAAATTCCAATCATCTGTACAATCAAATAATACAAAAATTAAAATAAAGAAAGTCGCTGGTTCTGCACCAACTCTTGGCGATGAAGTCTCATTGGTCAATAATGATAATATAATAAATTTGATGTCAAATCTAAATGTAATATCCACCAGTGATGAAACTGGAAGTGAAATAGTATTGGAACTTAACGGCGTAGATAATACTGCTTTGACTAATTTCGACTTGAGTGGAGATTTAATAACAATAAACAATGGTGAAGATGAATATGAAGTTGTTGAATATACATCAATTCCACCAATAGTTCAATATAGTGGTAAAATTACACTAACAAAGAAAATAGAAACACAGAATTTAACTTCACAGAGTGGTGAAGTTTCCAAAATAATTAGAATAAATCGAATTGAGGCATTATAATGGCAGGAATAGCACCATTTACATTAGGAACCACACCACTTAAAAATGCACCATACTATAGCAGACTGGCAGATATAAGCCTCATTGACGCAGAAACAGTTGCAAATTATCAACTGATAGCATTTAAGCCTGGTTATGCATTGCAAGCTTCAGAATTGAATGAAATACAAGAAAACTTTTATGTTCAGAAAACACTAACAGATAATTTATATAATAATTGGTGGAGAATGGGAACTAATACCGAATTAACAGGTTCTCAGTTTGAATATTTAAATGGACCTGGATGGGAAGGAGCGATTCCTCTAACCCCTTCAACTTTTTATCTTGAAGATAATGAAATATTTTTTAGGTTTCTATCAAGTTTGAATAGACAATGGTTTTTGGTAACAGATCCAAACACAAAATTTAAGTTTTGGGTTGTTATAGATTTATTCAATTCTGGAAATGCATTCTTTTTCAGAGATACATTGCCTGGAATATCTTATTTTGGAATAAAAATTGAATCTTCATTTATAAACTGTTCTGGAACTGAGGGTGAGCCTGGTTACATATTCAATGATAATTCTACTGGAAATTATATTCAAAACACATGTGGTGCAAGTAGACTGAAGATCGCAGTAAAATCAACTGGTGGTTTTGTAAATCAGACAACATTGACATCGGACTTTTTACCAATATTGAAGGTAAGAAAAAACTACGATTTACCATCCCAAAATTCAATCTTGATTCAATATATGAACAATTATTTGTTTTATAAGGAATCTATCTAATGATTTTTTTATCAGAAAATACCAATACAGGCGGATATAGTGCAAATTATAATACAAATT